GGACAAACAGGTTCTTTAGAAGGCGTATGTATAACTGATTGGAATGAAATAGATATGCCTGCAGATGCTAGGATACTTTGTTATGGAATGGACTTTGGATATAGTAATGACCCAACATCATTAGTAGCTATGTATAAATACAACGATGCATATATATTTGATGAATTGATTTATAAGAAAGGTTTATTAAACAACGATATATCTAATCTATTAAAAGCAAACAATGTAAACGATATAGTCTACGCTGATAGTGCTGAACCAAAATCAATAGCAGAACTAAATACATACGGACACAATATACTACCTGTTAGCAAAGGTAAAGATTCAATTATATATGGTATTAATTTAATGAATCAAAACAAGATATATGTTACATCAAGAAGCAAGAACTTAATTAATGAATTAAGAAACTACATTTGGTTAACAGATAAAACAGGAGTTAAAATGAATAAGCCAATAGATGCTTACAATCACGCAATAGATGCTATGCGTTACGCTATAATGAGCCAATTAGAAAACCCAAACAAAGGTAATTACTTTATATACTAATGACTTACGGAGAAATAATAGCTGCAATACAATGTTACATACATCACGTTAAAGGAATTGAAGTAGCTATAAATTTACCACGTAATATAGGTGAAATAAAAAAGATGCAACAGATGTATAAAGTAGCTGTTGAATATTTGAAAAGTTAAATTTATGTTAATACTAATTTATGTAACAAATTTATATTATATTTGTTAAAAATTTAAAACAAACAAAATGAAAAAAGTAAAAGTAGCAGTTAATTATTGTGATATAGAATTTGAAGTAAAAGGATTCTATATAAAAGGTGATGATGAAGATTATACAGCTAGCTGTATTGAAGATGAAGAAATATTAATACAAGGTGTTGATGTTTATGAAATATTATCTACAAAACAAATGAATGATATAATTGATTTGGCAATACATCAAATAGAAGATTAGGTTTTTTTAGTTAGGTTAAATTGGTTAATTAAGGTACATAGAAATATGTGCCTTTTTTTTGTTTAATACAATATCACAAAATAGTTATTAATATAAAAAACAATAATATGAAATTAGAAATTAGCATACCTACAGAATTAAAAGAAATTAAGTTAGCACAATATCAAGCGTTCTTGAAGATAGCTAAAGATAATGAAGATGTAGAATTTTTGAATCAGAAAATGGTACAAACTTTCTGTAATATAGATTTAAAGGATGTAGCTGAAATTAGATTTAAAGATGTATTAGAAATAACTGCATCACTTGGTAAAATGTTTAATGTGCAATCACATAAATTTATAAACAGATTTAAACTTGGTGGAGTTGAGTTTGGTTTTATTCCTGAATTAGAAGATATGACCTTTGGTGAATATACAGATTTAGATTCATACATAGGTGACTGGGATAATATGCACAAAGCTATGGCAGTATTATATAGACCAATTACAAAGAAGGGTTTAAATAACACGTATGAAATAGAAAAATACAATGGTAGTATTACCTATAGTGATGTAATGAAACACGCACCTTTAGATGTTGTGTTTGGTGCTAATGTTTTTTTTTATCATTTAGGCAACGAACTATTGAAAAGTACACTGACTTATTTGGAGAACAATCAGGAGGTACAGAATATTCTGCATCAGCACAATTTGGACAACGATGGGGGTGGTACAGTTCAATCTATGCTATTGCTCAAGGAGACCTTACAAGATTTGATAGAGTTACCGAATTACCAATTAACCAATGTTTAACCTATTTAACATTTGAGAAACAAAAGAATCAAATAGAATCAGATTTAATTAAGAAAAGATAATGAGTACATTTTACGAAATAACACAAGCAATTAAAAACAAACTACAAGAAGATTTGTTTGTCAATACAGTAACAACGGGTGATATATTTAAAGTTGATTTAAACAAACTAACTATATTTCCTTTGAGTCATATTATAGTTAATTCAGTATCGTATCAAGGTGCTGTATTGAATTATAATATATCTATATTATGTATGGATATTGTAGATGAATCAAAAGAAAAGGTAACTGATATATTTTTAGGTAATGATAACGAACAAGATGTATTAAACACACAATTAACTGTTGCAAATAGATTCTTAGAATTATTAAGTCGTGGTGATTTAGCTGATGATTATGAATTAGTAAACAATAGTGCAAACATTGAATTTTTTACAGAACGATTTGAAAATAAAATAGCTGGCGTTACATTTACTTTTGATATGGCTATTGAAAACAGAATGACAAAATGCAATTAGAAAAGGTAAACAAAACTATTCAAATGTTTCGTGACTATGTTATACGTGAATCAAAGGATAACTTAAAACGTACAGGTCATAATAACACAAGTTCATTAGCAAATAGTATTAAAGGCGAAGTAGTAACAGAAAACGATTATACTATTGTAGGCTTTAAGATGAACGATTATGGTACGTTTGTAGATTTAGGTGTTAAAGGTAAAACAAGTTCAACAAAAGCACCTGATTCGCCTTATAAGTTTGGTTCAGGTACAGGTAGAAAAGGTGGTTTAACACAAGGAATAAATCAATGGGTTAAACAAAAAGGTTTTCAATTTCGTGATAGAAAGTCAGGTAGGTTTTTAAGTTATGATTCAACAGCTTATTTAATTACACGTTCTATATTTAACAAAGGAATTAAACCAAGTTTNTTCTTTACAAAACCATTTGAAGCAGGATATAAAAAATACATAGATATAGATTTAATAAAAGCATTCGGTCAAGATATAGATACAATGGTAGATTATAATTTAAAAGATATAAAATGAACATAGTAAAAATTTATAAAGAAGAAGATACAATTCCAACTATAACTATTGAAAGTGAAACTACAATAGATTCAAGTAAATGGTTATTTGATATTTGCAAAGAGGAAATATATATAGATGAAGAATTAATTGATACAAAATATCATACAGTATGAAGGTAGTTAAAGTAAGAAGTCCGTTTATAATTGAAGTAAACGAGGCTGGTGCAATAGGAAGTAAAATTGAATTATTTATTTATAATAATGGTAGTGCAATTCCTGCTACTCCTACATATACATTATCAAAACCAAANCCAAGTGCAACACAATTAAGCACGTCTTATAATGTTTCAAATTTTGTCAAAGAATATATAGATAATATAAAAGCTATTTATACAAATTACGTAGGGGCTGTAGAACAAAATAATGAATGGGCTTTATTTAGAGTAAAAAGATATAAGTTAGTAGGAAGTACATATACACTTTTAGACACATTAGATTATGTGGGTGTAAATGGTTTCAGTAATTATACAGATGGTTATCAAAATCCAAGTGATATTAAAATGCTTCTTTTAGCAAATACAAATATAAATAACTATTACTATTCTCAAGTTACATATCCAAACGATAAAATTCAATATTTTGATTTGTTAATAGATAAACTTACTACAACTACAATTAACGTAAAATATGAAAGGATAGATGGTACAGTAAAGGTTATTACAATAGCTTTTTCGGTTGGTGGAAGTGGTTTAATTAATGCTACTATTCCAATTAGTATAGTAAAGGTAGACCCTGATTATATAAATGGATGTAAGGTTACAATAACATCAACTCCAGTAAGCGGAAGTCCAATAGTACAAACATTTTATACGTATCCAATAGAAGAATGCAAATACACTCCAGTGCTTTGCGACTTTATAAATAGATACGGTGGATGGCAAACTATTACGTTTTTTAAAGCACAAACAAATGCGATAAGCGTAAAGGGTTCTGAATATAATTTACTACCCTCTGCAATTAATTATAATGTAAATAAAGGGCAAAGTAAAGTTTTTAATATAAACGGAACACAAACAGTTAAATTAAACACAGGTTGGCTTGATGAAAATTACAATGAATTAATAACTGATTTGTTATTAAGTGAAACTGTTTTATTAGATAACAAACCTGTAAAAGTTAAAACACAATCACATACTTTTAAAACACAATTAAAAGATAAAATGATAAATTTTGAATTAGACTTTGAATATGCTTTTGATTTAATAAATAATGTTATATGATAACAGTAGGAATATATATAAAGAATTTATTTACTTTACAATATGATAGGGTAGAATTATTTAACGATGAAAAAATAAGCGTTACAAGTTCTATTCAAAACATAAATGATATAGGTAAAACATACACTGATTTTAGCCAAACATTTACAGTTCCAGCTACTAAAAATAATAATAAGATATTTAAACATTGGTACGAAAATTCTTTAGACAATTCGTTTAG